CCTCGTTTTGGTTACCCTCGCGTACCTACTGGTTCTGAAGCAATTCAAAATCTTTACGGCGCAGCAGGAATAGGGCGCGAACCACAAACACCAGAACAATCTATATACGCTAAAGGATTAGAAGCTGCTGCCGGTGGTTTTAGTCAAGCCAAGGCCGCAGGAACAGTTGCTAATACGTTGGTTGAAAATCCAACAATTAAAAACGTATTGCTTGAAATGTCTAAACAACCCAGTATTCAAGCCGCCGGAGCCGCCGGAGCAGGCGCAGCGCCGGAAACATTGCGGCAATATGGCGGCGTTGAAAATCCTATGGCGCTTATGGCTTCATCACTTGTTGGTGGTATCTTAGGAGCTAAAACCGCAGCGGGCGTAGCGGATCGTATAGAACGTGCTGGAGCAGCTATTGACCGTGCTAAGGCGGGCGGAACGCCGACCACAGATGAGTTGCGGGCTAAATCACAACAAGCATACGCTAAAGCTGAAGACGCAGGAATGGTATTCAAACCAGAAGCATATGATAATCTTGTAGGTGATATTAAATCTTCCCTTAATGAAAATGGGTTTGACGAAAATTTATCCCCTAAAATTGCAGATGCATTAAAAGTTCTTGATAAAGTAAGTGGTCAACCGCAAACACTTCAAAAATTAGATAATTTGCGAAAAATTATTTCACCTTTGCGTGGGGATAAAGATCGTAACCAAGGCCGATTAGCATCAGACATCATAGATAAAATAGATGATTTTGTAACTAAATCATCACCAGATACGCTTGTTGAAGGAAACGCCGATATAGGTGTTCCCGCAATTAAAGAAGCTCGTGCATTATGGGCAAAACAATCTCGAAGCAGCGAAATAGAAGAACTTATTCGCAAAAGTGATTTTTCTGCGGCATCTAATCCTGCAGATGCTATACGAGCGCAATTTGCTACATTGGCGCGTAACCCTAATCGTTTGCGTCGTTTTTCTGATGCCGAACAAAAAATGATTACAGACATTGCATCTGGAGCTTCAGAAAATACAATTCTTAAATACATGAGCGCGTTTGCGCCAGGTACGGATTTAAAAGGTATTATTGCTTCAGCCGCAACGTTTGGACCTGCGGCCACAGGTTATATGTATGGTTCACCTGAAACTGCTGGTGTAGGCGTCGGATTAGCGGCCATTGGTGCAGGGTCTAGAGCAGCGCGTAATGCTTTAGCGCAACGCAACGCCGCAAGTGTAGCCGCTGCTATTCGCCGTGGGGACGCCCGCATTCCTATAACCCCCAATAATAATCTTTTGTTGTCGCCTATTGGGCAACAAATGATTAACGACGCAGGTCAGTGATGGATACGCAATCGCTTATTAACTTGGCTGCTGGGGCTGCTCTGACGGCGCTTGGTTGGTTCGCTCGCGAGGTGTGGGGCGCTGTCGGCGAACTGCGGCGGGATCTGCATCAGATCGAAGTAAATCTTCCGAAAGAATATGTTCAAAAGATTGACCTCGACAAGCGGATGACACACATCGAGGATATGTTCCAGCGCATATATGACAAACTGGACGCTAAGGCAGATAAGTAATGGATCCATTTACGCTGATCGCAGCCGCGACAAGCATCTATAGTGGTATCAAGTCAGCGGTTGGGGCAGGTGAAGATGCTCTCAAAACGGCAGAGCGCGTCGGTAATCTGTTTAGCAAAGTCGCGCAGATTACGCAGTTAACGTCTGCGCCGCGCAAGAAGAAGATGTTCCAGAGCCAAAGCGAGTTTGAGGCCGAGGCCATCAAGCTCTACGCCATCAAGGCTAAAGCCCAAGAGATGCAGCTAGAGACGAAGAACCTGTTTATAAGTACTTATGGGCGGCAGGCTTGGGATAACATTCAACGCGAAGTTATTGAGATGCGCAAGCAGGCAGCGCGTGAGGCAGCAGCGGCGTTGAAGGAACAAGAAGAAAATCGTAAGGACTTGATTATGATAAGCAGCATAGTTGGTTTTTTGGTATTAGGCATCGCCGTAATCGGCATCATTTTAACTTTGACGGTGAAATAACATGGCTTTTGGTATTGATGACGCAGTCGCCGCAGGGCTAAAGGTTCTTGATAAATTTGTCCCCGATCCAGAGGCAAAAGCAAAATATGAAGCAGATCTTCGAGAAAGTCTTAAAGGCTGGGATCAGCAACAGGCTGATACAAATACTGCCGAAGCTCAGAACGCCAATCTTTTTGTATCTGGTTGGCGGCCTGCTATTGGTTGGGTTGGTGCAATTGGTTTACTCTACCAATATCTATTGCGTCCGATCGCCGTTGGAGCGGGGTGGCACGATCTGCCTACTCTTGATTCATCCCTTATGGAATTGGTAACGGCGATGCTTGGTATGGCCGGTCTTCGTACATACGAAAAAACGCTTGGCGTCCATGCAAAGTAATTTCGCGCATTGCCTAGCCCTCGTCCTTAAATCCGAAGGCGGTTACGTCAACCATCCGGCGGACCCAGGCGGGAGTACCAATCTAGGCGTCACGCAGAAGGTTTGGGAGGCTTGGGTTGGTCATCCGGTGACGGAAGCGGATATGCGGGCGCTGACGCCGACCGACGTAGGTCCAATGTACAAAGCCAAGTATTGGGATATGATTAAAGGCGACAATCTACCTGAAGGCGTGGATTATGCAGTCTTTGATCTTGCGGTCAATTCGGGGACGGGCCGCGCAGCCAAAACCTTGCAGCAGGCACTTGGTGTTACAGCCGACGGACAAATCGGGCCAGTTACAATTGCTGCTTGTAAAGCGGCAGACCCTGGTAAAATGGCGGCGGCTGTATGCGCTGCCCGACTAGAGTTCTTGCAGAGCCTGTCTACGTTTGCGACCTTTGGTAAAGGCTGGGCGCGGCGGGTAGCCGAAGTGCAAGCAGCCGCGCATGATATGTCCGAGCAGCCGCGCCTATTATAAGTGCGTAGCGTCTTCGAGCAAATCCTGACGCTCACGCGCCGTTCTAAGGATGCTATACCTCTGGTGTAGCCTCTTCAGAACTGACAACCTTCGTGCCGTCTGACGCTCGCTCTCTATCAGTAACAAGAGCTCGCTTTCGGTGTAGGTGCAAAGCCTGTCGTTTAAGGTCCGCCAGTTTAGTTTCTTCGTATCCAAGTCTGCTCTCCAATCCTTCAACCTCGCGCTTGGCGCGGGTTACTGCTTTTTGTACCGATAGCAGAAAACGCTGCCGGTGTGATAACAAATCTTTTGCAACATTCAACTTAGTTCTTATTGCTTCAACTCGTTCAACGCAATTTCCGATATTGTTTTTTTGTCGTGTAGGCTCGCCCATATCCGTTCATCCACTGTTTTGTTGGTCATAATAATATAGCACCAGACCTCGTGTTTCTGGCCGCCTCGGTGTAGTCGACCGACGGTCTGCTCGAACAACTCAAGCGACCACGGTAAAGACATAAAGATAATCTTATTCCCGCCATGCTGTAAATTTAAACCATGCCCTGCGGATTTAGGATGGATCAACAACAGCGGGATCTTGCCTGCGTTCCACGCCTCGACGTTGCCGTCGATGGTCTTGGCCTGTGGATAACGCCGTTGGAGCTCTGCCAGTTCTTCTTTAAAATTATAGACGACAATTGTGTTGGCGCCCTGATTTTCGGTCAGGATCTCGTCAAGCAAATCAAACTTGTGCGACCCTACCCAATGCGCCTCACCGTCCTCGTCGTACACAAATCCTGACGATATTTGCTGTAATTTATTGATGGCGACCGCAGCGGTCAGCGCCGTGATGTCTTTGTCTAATTTTGCAATTGAATCTTTCTTCATCTGCTCGTAAGGCTTGCGGTCGTCCATGTCGCAGCACATCTCGACCATATGGCACGGCGGCAGCTTGTCGGCGTATTCGCCGGGTTCAAGCACAAACGTCGCCGGCTTGATGCGTTGCATCACGGCCTCAAGCGACCCTGGCCGAGCGGCCCACTCGCCGTAATCGGGGTTAAGAAGCGTGAAGTATTGCTGCAAAAACGCGCCCTTCGACCGACCGAGCAAAGACTGATCGACGATCTTGCACTGGCCGAAGACATCCTCAAGCCCGTTTGATGTGAACGATCCTGTCAAACCCCAACGGATGTTGATCTTGTCGATGACTTTATGGAGTGCTTTAAATCGTGCTCCAGATGGGTTCTTTAATCGTGTCAATTCGTCGAACACGATAGCGTCGAACTTCAACGGCTGCGTCGCCAACCATTGCAAATTGTCGTAGTTCGTCACGACCACATCCGCGTCAGATGCCAGCGCCGCTGCTCGCTGCGCCGGTGTGCCGACCGCAACAGCCAGCCGTAGCTTTGGCGCCCACTTGGGCTGCTCGACCGGCCAGACTGTCTTGCAAACCCGCAGCGGCGCAAGGACCAGAAACCGCCCGCCCAGATCCTGCATAGCCGCCAACGTCATAGCGGTCTTACCCGCGCCGACAGGGGCTAGGATCATGGCGCGGTTATTCTCGTACAGAAAATCCGCGCCTTGTTCTTGATACTCACGCAACTTCATTTAACCATTTATCCACATCTTCTTTTGACCACAGACAAATATACCGTTGATTTAACCGTTCCATCTCAGCCGCGAACAGCACCTGAAGCGCCGACAACTTGCCGTTTGGCTGCTTTAGCTCAACGAACCACGTTTGCCCTGGCAGGCAGACGACGCGGTCCGATACGCCGCGATGCGACGGTGACGAGAACTTGTACGCCACCCCGCCGCGCTTCTTAACTTCACGGACCAAATGCTGTTCAATGTGCTTTTCCATAATTCTTTTGTACCTTGTAAAAGATTGTTTGACAACGTCATTATTTTGCAATCGGAATATGGTCATGTAAATTGCACTGAAAACGAGAGGTTTGACGATGCGTTTAGGTAATGCGGTTTTAAGTTTTGAATGGAATTTTTCCGACACAACCAACAGAAGGACGATGGCTATGACATGGAATTATCGGGTTATTTATCAGCCAAAAGGCGAAGAAATCACTTGGGATAGCGATACTTTTTCAATCCGTGAAGTGTTCTACAATGATTCAGGCGAAATCGAGCATTGGAGCGACGAAGACGCTACCCCATTCGGTACGACTTTTGAAGAATTGGCAGCGGATTTCGATCTTATGCAAGAAGCGTTCGAGCGCCCGATTTTGATGGTAATCGAAACGGAAGAAGGTTTGGAAGGCTTGATCGAGCTTGAAGACGAAGAAGACGAAGAAGCCTAAAAGATGTATTGCCCCCTGAACACTGGGCGACCACCGACAAGCTCACACAGTTCAGGGGGCATCATCACCCCATCCTCATCAAATGTAAGCACGGCAAAACCCTGTTGCGCCCTAGACGGCGCTCCCTCAGTGTATTGGAATTGAGGACCATTAGGATCGGCCATAGTGCCTGTCTCTACGCCCCAGCGGGTTCCCCTTCTATCCCTAACAGCAGTGACCTGAAGTTGGTGGGTGTGTCCCGTGACCGTGCTAATTCCAGCGTTGACGGAATTGTTATAGCCCGAATGGATTCCTGATCTGAAACGATGGCGTATTTCTGTGCCGTTGATTTCAAAAGCCCATGCAAATTCCCAGTCTGGGAAATGTTCCGCCAAGGACATGATGTATCCGTCAAGTTCGTTGGCGTTGCTGGCGATATAATTGTCGATGCGGATGTCATGGTTTCCCAAGGTCCACAGACGGTGACGGGTTTTTGGGAGTGATTGCAGCCATTTTTTGGCTGTCTCAATTTCTTTTTCGATTTTTGGTGCTCGTGAGCCACGGGTCGGTAAGTGCCGACTGATCCTAGCGCCATCAATAACATCTCCGTTGAGGATAATTCCATCAGCTTTCAGAGACTTACATATTTTTACGAAGGCTTTATAAATCAAAGGAGGATCACCGTCCCATACATGGATGTCAGACCCGATAACCCAAACTGAATTGGGTATTTCTTTAACGATCATTCTTGGGTACATCCATTGACCGGTCGTCGGTTTATCTGGAACCCCATTGGGATATCTGGTTTGTGCGCGCATTAGACGCGCCTTAAATGTATTTGCTGGTAACCCTGTCGTCCTAGCCGCCGCTTGCGCATTTTTGCCGGCCTGCTCGTAAATGCGCAGCGTTTCAATCAGTATTTCATCTGATAAGGGATGTGCGGGCATAAGATATCCTCTGCGGCGTCAAAGCTGTATATCACCTTTTTGATGTCAATTTAATTTCACTTTAGTAAAAAAAATGTTTGACAACACTTTTTGTTGCAGTATGTTCGGGCGTCACCAATACAGGAGAGTAAAGTGGAAGAATTAGTGTTAGAAATTAGCGAAATTTTAGACGGACATACTCATAATGACGTTATAAACGTATTAGTTACGCTTCTTGGGCTTAGTTTGGAATTTGTAGAAAATCCTGATCAAATAATCGACGATATGGTAAAATTTTTAAAGGAAACCAACTATGCAACACAGTAACATTGTAGGCGGTTCGACCGCCAAGCGCGTCATCGCCTGCCCTGGTTCGGTAGCGTTATGCGCCAAAATGCCCGCCAAGCCGTCAAGCGACTACGCTGACGAAGGCACCCTACTCCACGACATCATCGCTCAGGTACTGGACAAGGACGTCCAGCCGGAGACATTTCTAGGTTGTGAATATGAAAACATCACCCTTACTCAAGATCTCTTGGATACCAAGCTCATTCCGGCGCTTGAGGCTCTGGATGCGATTGACCCTAACAAATCTATGGAGATCGCCGTCGAAACAAGAGTTGGTTTCGGTGAAGATATTCTGCCGGGAGTGTTCGGTTCAACTGATTTGCTTGGGCGAATTGGTGACCGAGCCTACGTCATCGATTGGAAGTTCGGAGACGGAGTTGCAGTATACGCCGAGGAGAATCCTCAACTTATGTTCTACGCCGCAGCCGCCATGCGAACACCCGACGTCAAGTGGGTGTTTGATGGAGCAACTGAAATCGAATGTATTATCATTCAGCCTACCAAAGGCGTAACCCGTTGGGTCACGACCCCTGCCCGCATCGCTGCATTTGAGCAAGAGCTTATCCTTGCCGTCAAACGGTCAGAAAAGACAGATGCGCCGCTGGCACATGGTGACCATTGCAAATGGTGCGCCGCCCGTTCGATCTGCCCAATTATGACGGGCGCTGTGGACAGAGCGGTCCAAACGCAGATCCAAGGGGTAGACGCCGAGATGATCGGCAAGTATCTTGCGAATGCTGATTTGCTAGAAGGTTGGATTAAAGACCTTCGCTCTTTGGCAACACAAATGCTTGAGAAAAACGTAGCCGTGCCAGGGTATAAACTGGTGCCGAAACGTGCAACGAGACAATGGGTTAATGAAGCAACCGCCTATGAATGGCTGTCGCAGAATTTCCCTGAAGCTGAAGTGACGGTGACATCTGTAATCTCACCGGCCAAGACAGATCCGCTTTTAAAGAAGGCGAAGCTGTCGATGCCGGAAGGTTTAGTCGTCTCTGTCTCGTCGGGCAACACACTGGCATCCGAGGATGATCCTCGCCCAGCCGTGATGCAAATCGGTCAGCAAATGGTTGCTGCCCTTAGTAAACTAGG